GGAGCTGGATTCACTTCGTTAAGGTGTCTCCAACAGCTTCTTTGCAATGGGTTCCTGATAAAACAGTGTTGTCCCTTAGAGTAACTCTCGGGTAACAACACTATCTTCGACGACCGCTTCTTCTGTAGCTAAAACCCTTTTCGGGATAGCCCAGTTGAATTGGTCGCATCAGACCAGTTGTGGTGTTGATCGCTCTTCCTTCAATATCAATTTTGAAGTTGGAACGCTTAACATCCTTATTCCAAGGAATTCCAACAACCTTTCGGGTCATACCCGCTTGGGTTGTTCGGGATTCCGTAAATGCTTCGATTGAGCCAGTGTCGACTAAAAATGTATAGTCTTCAGTGTCTAAATCGTACAATGACGCCATTTCGTCCAAGACTTCTTCAATATTCTCGTAAGAATCCGAAGTCATCTTGAACAAATCATGGCACGATATTTGAACGATCACTACTCCTGGAACACAGCGTTCAGCTTTGCGTAGCATTGCTTGATCATCTGTGGCCACTATGTAGTGCCCTGTCTCCATAAGCCCGATTTGGCGAATGATGAGAGGGTCGTCTTCCAATAAATGTGGTGGTGGATTGTCAGGTTGCATTCCTCCTCGGATTTGCGCCCTGGCACCCACGAACCATGTGTATAGTTCCTCCCCTTCTTCCTCATAAACAGTCTTAGGTTTCATCCTCTGATTGAATCTGTGTAGGAAGGGAAAATTGATTGTGGTTACCCGTAACGGGTTTCCACTTTCAAGAACGTCGATAACATTTTGATCATACAGGTCCTCCTCGAGATTTGCTCGCAAATCAAAGGGACGATCTGAATATCTACCAGTAAATATCCTCAGTTGTTCAAGGAGCATATCATTAGTGATTTCTCCATGTTCAACGGATTCAACTTGTTCAAGAACTTTTTCAAAGATGTCTTTAGAGACGTCTTTAAATTCGTTCAATCTTTCTTGGAAGAGATAGTATTTCAGCAACTGAGACTCAGAAGCTAGAAAACCCATTCTCTTCAACTTTGTTAGTGCCGTTCCAGGGTAGAGCTTCCACTCATCCTTGGATACGACACAATGTTTACGCACGGGATCGTCGTCTCTAATCTTAGTGACTTCGACCCATGCTTCATTTTTGAAGTGTCTGCTTTCCTTAAGGTAACCTTTCGGAAGCAGCTCACCTCTACCTTGATTGATGACTATCAAACTATGGTAATATACCCCTCGTTTCCACTTGGGGCCATGGTTGATAGCACTAAGCCATGTGTCTGGGTCCCACCCTGGCGCGGGTTTACCAACTCCATACACCTGCCTAGGCAGATGTAATGGTAGCGGCTGATCCGTTGTAGCCAGGATGATATCCTGCACCGATGAGCAAAAAGAATTGACCACCCTGTAGGGTGATCGTTTCAGTTTGCGTGTATATTCTGAGTCCTTGCCCATCAGAGTCACCTTGCCGGTGATATCTGAGGAAAAGTCCTCTCTGTCTTTAGCCGTCGCGATCATGACCCGAATCTTCGGGACATCAACGTAAGGCAATAAACCAATTTCGCCGATCTTCATTGAAGTCTTTGTCGTATTAGACTTGTGAACTGGACGGTGAAACCACTCTTCACAATAAGTACCCCAGTGACTGTTCACGAAAGTGTCCAGCGCTGAGGCCTTATAACCAAGCATTTGGAAACCTTCCATCATCGCATCAAAGAAAGCTTCGCTTTCTGTGATCCCTGTTAGATCGTCTCCATTGCCTTCGAATCTGCTATGCACTGTAACCTTTTGTAAGGCGTACAAGTGACATATTGGATGCGCAAGGCTCATACATGTTTTCGTTAGCGGGTCGCCCATTGGAATACCATTTACCATGGTACCAACCGGCTTCCCCCTGACGAACAATTTCTTGTGGCCGAGCCAGTAGAATTCAATCATTTGAATGTCTTCATCTGGCACGCCCATCTTCTTCAATAAAGGTAATACTACCATCCTCGCCATGTCATGGCTTGGACGGTCAGTAGCCTTTTCCAAATCAGCGGAACAAACGACGAGCTTTTTATTTAGTCCTCTAAATATAAACTCGCTTCTTCCTTCCAAATAATGAACATTTTCAATCGACTTCCAGCCCAACTTCGCGGCTTTAAGTCCATTTCGAATGGCATCTAAATTCTTTATTGCGTGTATCGTAATGTGAGAGTACGGCTGTAAAGCCGATTCTTTCCAAAACGACCCACTGGTAACGACGCGAGCCTTCCCGTTTTCTCGGATGGCTGCAACGTTAACATTCTGCAATTTTTCTTCGTATTGTGAGTTCTTCCAGAGAAACTTGGACTGAGCGTAAGCCCAGTCACCAAGAGTCCCTGGTATACCTTGTTCAAGATCCGGGACAGTAATGTCCCACTCTTTCACTTGGTGACCCACAAACTCAAATTTTCCTCCCCTCGCCCGCGAGTTTTCGTAACAAGCGGCCGAGGACATGGATATCTTGAATTCGGGATTAGTACCCGGTGCAGTGTTTGCTGCAACCTGGTCCTGAATCTCCGATATACATCGTATCATAGTTGGTGTCGGTTGAAAGCTACGCTTTACCGTCACTTCACTTATGAAAGACTCAATGGCTTCTTCACACATTCTCGAGTCGGCTAGGCCGGTTGCTCGAGTTTGCGTGAAACACGCCAACCGAAATATAGTTTCCTTCGAAAACTTTTGCGAACATACGTTCAAATGGTTAACGAAAGGAGACATGAATCCTAATGACCGATTAATCGAATCAGGTAACTGAATCTTTTGACCGCTCATGTGCAAGTATTTCACTGTTTTCCTCAACAACTTCAAGTCCTTCTGGAACTTGGCGTAATTTTGGAAACATTGCATGAAAATTGATGACGTGATTCTGTCAGGCAGAGCAAAACCTTTGTCTCGAAACCCTTCCGGGTAAGCGAGATACAATGAGGTCAAAACTCCGTCAACAGTATTCACTATTTGTTTTATCTTGGATATCCCTTGCCGGTTTTGACACAAAATCTTGATTTTGTTCTTTCCGGCTCGGGGTAACCGAGAATACCAATATGTCTCACTACGAAAGAATCGAAAGACTCGATCGGGGTGAGCACGCTCTAGAGTGATTTTCTTTCCTGCTCCGTCTCGCAGACGCGGACTGAACAAGGATCGAGCATCATATTCCCACCCAATTTCATCGGAATCTCCGGTAGAAATTGAAGTCGAAAGCTCTCCTAAAAGTTCATCCCATAAACGGGGTGCTTTGAGGTTAGCAACAACACGGTAGGTTTCTTCATTTTCGCTGTACTGCCCCGCCAAACGTAAGTTTGACGCAAGGGGTACGCAGCTTTGTGGGAAAACCTTCATAGAATCTAAT